TTTCTTAATTCATATTACTTTTTTTATCATCAATTCCATATAATATTCTTTCCATATTTTTGTTAGTTTCTTTTTTATTTTTCATTCCGCAATCAAAACAAATCTTTTTACCATTTTTTCCATATGGTCTTAATTCTGCTATTGCTCCACAATATTCACAAGTTCCTTCTGGCTCTTCTTCTATTATTATATAATTGCCTATTCTTTTACTCATAAATACATACCTCCTTAATGAGCTTTTCCTATTTGTTCTCTAGCATAATTTCTATTTAGAAAAGTATTGCCTTTTAAATGTTCTCTTTGTTGAGCTTGCCAATATTTAACCTTTTTATCAGCAATATTTTTAACATTATTATCAAGATTCGCAACTGATCTTCTTTTCCAATTACGAATATTTCTTTCAATTTGTCTTTGTCTTAATTGAGCTTGATAAGAAAGTTTTTGTGCTTCTTCATAACCAAATTCATCAATTAATCTTTGCTCTGCTTGATCAACTCTTGGTGGCAATGGTTCTTTACCTTCAAACCATAGACTTACGTCATGCTTGCAATTGCAGTGAAAAAGTCCCTGTGTTTCAGCATCATCAACACTTTCATAAACTGGATGTTTTTCTATACTTAAAGTTACACCCTCATAAGGAGTGCAAAGATCACAAGCTCTAAAATGACTTGATACTACAACTAAAGTATATCCACTTTCAGCATATCTATTTAAATTAGCCTGTAAAGAACATCTTCCTGAGACAGTTCGACCGACCATTTCGCAATATGTATCAATAGAATATTTAGCTCCATTTTTATAAGTTATAGTTTGAATACCTTGTTTTGCTAATTGATCCATCATTTCTTGAGAGTATTTTATCCTTGTGTAAATATCACCTTCTTTAAAAAACTTTTCCCCTGCTTGAATTGCCGCTTGTCTGTAAATATCATTAGCTTTTCTTAGTATTTGAAGTGGTTGATTATCTAAATTGTAATATGCTGCATCTCTAAAAGTTTTATAGAAAGGTACATGTTCCGAAATATTTTTAAATAAAGATAAAGTCTCGCTACTTAATGCTGGAATTGCAATTGATGGCGGACTTTCGATTAAAAAAGATCCATTTGTGATTTTTCTTATAATTGATGTGGATAAATTATTATATTTTAAATCTGCTTTTGCATGGTTTATTCCTGCAATATATGCTTTTGCTAAGTCTTTATTTGCCCAACTTTTCCAATCTTTATTGAATGTTTGAGCAATTGTTGTAACTTCTGCAATATACGCCTTTTTATAATTAGCAACATTTGTGGGATCATTATTTATTTTTTCTAACAATTTTTTTGTAGCAATCAGCATTCCAAAAACTACATTTTGAGCGGACAAATATAAACTTTTTCCGTAATCTTCATATCTATCAATATTCATTTTTGCACCTTGTTTTTTTGTTTTTCATGATATTCTATTTGTTGTTTTTCGAATAGTTCAAAATTTTTTGTGTTTGCTATTCGAAAATATGCATCGCCAGCATTAAAAAAATTGCCAGCTTTTGTTATTTTAGCAATTGCATTTTTATCATTGTCGGGAAGTTTATTTTCTTTTTTATCAATGAAAGTGTTAACTAATATTACTAGTCCCTTCATGTAATATTCAAGTCCACTTTTATATAGCTCATGAAATGGTTTATAACAATCAGGAACTAATAATTTAATAAATCTGCCATAATTACTTCTAATTTTATCGAGCATTGGTTGATAATTCGGCAAGCTTTGTTTTGCTAAATTTTCTAAATCTCCTAATATTTTATTTAATTTATCAGAAAACAAATAAATATTATTTCTATACTCATATTCTTCATTAGTTTCCCAGTTAAATTTCATAATATCATTTTGTTTTTTCATTTTTTCCTCCAATCTAATAAAGAGATTTTATTATAAAAATAAATAAAAGACAAGGTTTAAGAAAAAAAGTCTTAAACCTCTGTTTTGATTATTTCACCTGTAATTCCTTCCTCTTGATTTATTTTGTCAACCTCTTCTTGTACTTTTTCATCTGTCCAATCTGGATGCTGTAATTTTACTTTCATGAAATTTGAAATAGCTTTCGCTTGATATAAATTTCTTATTACTTCAGATGTTTCTTTGTTATCTGTCATTATTGAATCTTCTATTTCCAATGATATTGATTGATTTTCATAATTAGAATATAATCCACTTGCTTTGTCAATATTTTGGGCTTGTTGTAATAAACTTAAAATTGCAGGTTTAAAATATTTCTCTTTTTTTGATCTTGTCTTTTGAGATTTATTTTCCCTAATTTTTAAAGCGGTTCCCGATTGCGCGTTTCCATATTCTCCTAATCCGAATGTTTGCGGTGAATATCCACAATTTGAAATTATTTGCCATGTTAATTCAGAGCATGTTTTCATATGCTCTTCAACACGTATATCAAATTGTATTTGTTCGATCGGTTTTACATTATTTTCAGACATTCTCCATTGCGTAAAGTCAAGTTTTACAAATGATTTTTGAAATTTACTAAAATTATTTATAAACGTTGTTGTACCGTTCACATCTGACCTTGTCTTTTGTAACAATTCTTCATCAACAAATATTTGAGCCATTCCTAATTCAATGTCACGCATCCAACTTGTCCATGAAAAATCTAGAGAATCTAACAAGGAAATATCATCCGAATAATCGTTGATTCCTAAAGGGCTTCCTAATACAAGCCTATTAGGTCGCATATTAGGTACATATACACACCCTAAACCATACATATTTTTATATTCAACTGGATTTAAATTTAAATTTTCAGTTTCTTTAATGCTGTTTGGATCAATTTCTTTCCCAACTTTTGTGGCTGTTCCAACATTTAACTTGTATTCAATTAAAAGAGAATCGCCACTTCTTCTTCTATTTTCAAATAATCTAAAGACTTTTCCACTATCTGTCTTTTTTACTATTCTAAAAAACAAGATTTCCCATAGTCTTCCCCTCCAAAAAGTAGGAATAAACTGCTTGGGATTCATGACATTGATTAAAGGAACTCCTTCTAATTGCGGCTCTATATCTAACTTTAATACACATCCAGAAATAGCCGCCGCAATTTCAGCACTTTCTAATAAAATACTATTAAATCCATTTTTTTCAATAATATCTTTTATTCGTTCCCCAGCAATCGTTTTTTGATCATACTTGTAGATTGGACTTTCAGAAAATAATAAATCTGCCGAAGTGCTTGCAATATCACCAGCTAAAGGCATATGTACTATACCTTTTCTTTCTTCAGTTTCTAATCTTGCCCAAAATTTTTCTTGAGCTGTCTCATTTCCAGATGCTAATCTTGTATAAAATCTTAATAATTGTTCAGGATCACCAGAATACCAAGCTCCCCATTCCTCATATTTTAAAAACCAATAGTCGCATTGATTTGGTGGAAAATTATCTTTTTCATTCAAAAATGCCATTTCTTCATCCCTTTCTTAAAATCTAATATTAAACCACAATATTTTTTTATATCTTCTTTTGGTATTAAAAATCCTCTACTTGTTTTTCTTCCTATTTCTATTATTTTATATTTATTTTTTAATCCTTGTAATTGAACTTTAAAAAAAATAAAAGCCCATTCATAATTACCAATAACATATAACCAGGTATTATCATTTCTAAATATACCAGAATTTATATATTTTTTATTTTCGGTTATTCGTTCCTCAACTTCAATAAATAAATTGCCAGTTTTTTTAAAATTATCATCAAATTTTATTTCTACTCCGAGTCTATTTTCACCTTTTTCAATTTGATATTTTTGACTGGTATAAGTTATTAATGGCAATCCTTGATGATAAAGAAATTCCACAACAAAATCTTGATATTCTAATCCTTTTTTAAACATTTTTTTATAATAATAATAATCATCATTCATTTACGCCATCACCCCAAACATTCCAATTTTTTATTTTAGTTCTTGCAAATAGTTCTATTCTATTTCCAGACGGATAAAGAGTATCTATTATATTTCTAAATTCTTCTGGCTTTTCACTATGTTTTTTGCTTCTTTCAATACTTTGTACACTATCAAATAATTTAATATTTTGAGGAGTATAACTCCCTTTAACACCAATTAAAAGAAATTCATGTCTTACACTGTTATAATGTCCCATATTATGTTTAACTTTATCCCATACAAAAGAACTTTTATATTTAAATCCCCATGCTTTTATAATTTTAAAACTTTCCTCTAATAGTGGAGATGTTACCCACAAAAATAATACTGCATTATCTTCTGTTTTTTTCTTTATCGGCATATTGCATAATTCTTCTATCGTCATTGTGTTATAATGTTTATCAGCTCCGCCCATTTTGTCATTATTTTGCTTGTCATTATATTCCCATGGAGGGTCTGCATATACAATTGAATATTTTCCTTTTATTGGATTTATTTTTTCTATTTTTTCTTCTCTTTCTTTTTTCTTTATATTGTTATATGCTTTGTTAACCGTAATTTCATTGTTTTTAAGTTTTTCTTTTATTTCATTGTCGGCTTTTTCTTCTATATGTTTTACTTTGTTTAGCGTATTATCACTGACATTAAATGCTTTTGATGCTTCTTTTCGTGAGTTAACTTTTGGAGATATCTCCAAATCTTTTGTCTTAGATTCTGACTTATTGTCAATATCTTTAGATTTTTTGCCTGATT